TCTGAGATTTCTTTCTCGAGTTCTTTCTTATACCGAGTTAATGCTGCGCTGTCGTTGTTGACATCAGTAATGTCTTTCTGATAATGCGAGATTTTACGCTGAATAGATTCAAACTCATCAATCTTGTCATTCAGATTACTGACATCTTCAGCAACTTGATCTATTGCCTTACGTATCTCCTGAAGCTTCTTCTGTTTTGCCTCTACAGTTTCACAGCGGAAGCCTTGATCGATGTCTTGTTTACAGGTCGGGCAGTGTTCATGATTCTCGAAGAACTCTACATCCTTCTTGAGTTTCTTGGAACGTTCTTTGAGTTGACCCTCGACTTGAATATACTGAGTCTTCCTTTTCAGGAACTTCTGATGATCGGTAAGTTTCTCGAGTTCAGAATTAATAGTCGACTGAATATCGGCGATGCGTTTATTGTTCGCAACGATCTTAGATTCAGCATCTGCAATCTTCAGCAGTGTTTCTTCTCTGTCTGCCGAAACTTTAGACTTGAGCTTACGAATGTATTCTTTCTGAAGCGTAATCTTTTCTTCAAGAACATCGATCTCATACTTGATATCTGAGACAGCGTTTCGATTTTCTTCAATTCTAGACTTCAACAGACGATTCATTTGTGAGAATACCTGAAGATCTAGAAGGTCTTCAATGATTTCTCGACGCAGCCCCTGTGATAACTGCATGAACGGAATGAACGTTGCTGAACCAATCGTGACTATCTGATAGAAAGACTTGTGATTGATTCTAAGGATCCGCCGCTCTAGATGCTCCTGATAGTCCTTACTGCCTGATGACATCTTGACAAGAGAATCATTTTCGTATATCTCGAATACATCAGGAGCCATACCTCGGCGAACCTTGTATTCTTTGGCGCCGATGGAGAACTCGACTTCAACAAGACAGTCTTTCTTATTGATCGAGTTGATCAATTGCTTCTTATTGATGTTTCGGAATGCTCGACCGTAGAGCACCCACGACAAACTCTCGATCAGCAGTGAAGATTTTCCACTACCGTTCTTACCTTGAATGAGTACTGCAGGATGTTTGTCAAGTTGTAGCGTGATAGGTTTGTTACCAACCGACGTAAAGTTCTTGACAGATACTTTATGGAATTTGATCAACGCTCTTCTACCAGATGTATCGCCTCATCATAAAGAGATTTCATGAGTTCTTCGACTGAATCTTTCGCATCGATATCTAAACCATCGATGTATTTGTTGAGGATTGTAAGTGTATCTTCCAACGAGCCCTCTTCATCGCGGAACTCCGTATACAAACTTAGTGTTTCGTCTACGATGTGTAGGTTGACTAGACCGCTTTTCTCGAGCTTCTCGAAGAATAGATCGAACCAATAAGGATTCTGCTTGTTGGAAACGATGAGTTTCACATAACAGTTCTCATACTCTTTCGGGTCGAACTCTTCCATGATTTCTTCGAAAGTCTTATTCAGATCGTTGTAGTAGGCCTTCTTGAAAATCTTGATCGGATTCTTGATGAACTCCAATTCACGCGTATCCGTATCGAAGATATGGAATCCCTTTTGGTCATCGAAGTCCGCCCAAGTGATCTCAAATTGTGTACCGAGGTAGTGAATATTGTTCTGGGAACTTTTATGATGATAGTGTCCAGAAATGACCATGTCAAACTTTTCGACGATCTTTCGATCCATTCCTGTTTCCATGAAATTACCTTTGTACATTTCGAAATTCGAGAACTCGAAATGACCCATGACAATTTCAGCTTTGGTCTTTTTCATGGCAGACATGCATTCGGCGTAGTTGCCTGATGCGATCCAAGGCATGAGCAGAATCTTAGTCTTGTCGATTTCTATCTCGGCAGGATGATCATAGAGTTTCATCCCTGGATATTCTCTATTACCGTATAGAGCTCGGAGTGTTGTTACTTCCAGATTAGAAATATAGAACGCATCGTGATTACCAGAGAAACAATGCAGCTCGATCCCGAGCTTTGGAAATCTACTAAAAAATTGTTCGTTTGCGAGTTGTGCAGTTAGAACGTTTACAGACTTCCGAACATCATAGACGTCACCCAGGATCACGCAATGCTTGATGTTATTCTGTTCTAGATATGGAAAGAATATCTCATCGTAGAATCTTTGAGCATGTTTCGCAAATATCTGAGATGAATTTCTCATCCCGAAATGGATGTCGTTTAGTAGTGCGACTTTAGCCATCTACGAATTTCTCGATACCTTTACGGACCTTCTTTTCTTTCTTTGGCTTGTCGTATTTCTCAGCCAGTTTCACGTAGTAGTCCGAGTCGATGTCGATTCCACTTCTGGAATCTTGAACACTCTCTCCTCCGGAGATTTCTAAAGATCCGTCGAGTATATGATTCTGAAGAACCTTGTATCGAATGTATTCCTGTTTTGCTTCGGTCTTTATCTTGTTCACCATCGTCTGCCATGCGATACGCGTAAAGTATCCAAAAGCATTAGGTGCTCCAGATCGAGTTTCTGCATCTGGATTGAAATGGTGAGCGTTTGCGACCATACTTTCAAGGGCATCTGAAATCATTTCGTCCCTGAAAGAATATCCGCTGAAATTACCGCGAGAAGCAAGTTTGTTCGCGAGTTTCCAAAAGCAATCACCAATGTAGTTACCAACTGGTAGTCGTAATGCTTTCAGGCGGGTCTGCTTGTCTTTGATTCCATCAGCATCGAGTTGTTGACGAACAACTTTGACTCGCTCGTGATATTTTCGGAATTCTTCGGTAAACTTTTTATTGTCTACGTAATAAACAGTTTTTTTCTTATCCATCAATGCTCGCTGTTACTCTATGAACTATAGATATGATACTATACTCGAACCAATAAGTAAAGTGAAATAAATGATGCTACATTAACAACTTTTAACTTTACATCGTTTTTGAAGAACGGTATAATAGACGAAGTCTTTTCGGTTTCTGGAACGCAGTGAAAGAAACTAGTTCATTACCTGTTCAAGTTGGTTCAAGTCCATCAGAACCCTCATCAGGATCGGTTACTCCGCTACGCTTCGTAACCAGTTCAGGTTCTTGCTGCTTATTGAAAATCTTGTCAAGTAGATCAGAAACCGAATCACTCCTCATCCCAATAGTCAACTGTGTGACCTGAGCTTCGATCTCGGGATCATCTTCTGACGGATAATCGACGTCTTGATGCATATTCGAGAAATATAAAGCTGCGCTCTGATAGATATCTTGAATTCTTTGGAAGTAGAATTGATCAGTCTCAGCTTCGGTTTCGTTCCACCAAACCAATTGATCTTTGTTGATCGTGATAAACTCTTCGTGAGTACCTGGAGCGTATTTGATCATGTTGATCCCGGTAACGATTTGACCTTTCATTTGAACTGGAAAATACAATACTGCGCAAGGCCATTTGAGCTCGATATACTGAGAAGTTTCATTAACCATTAGACCACAAATGATCTTACCAGAAGAGAATTCAACCATACGCGGCATTTGAGCAAGTTCTTGAGTGCGGAAGGTTTGTTCATCCTCCCACCACATTCCTTCTAGTGGCGTAGCATCCTCGGGTTCGTCGTCTTCGTAATCTTCCATGATTATTGCTCCTTTACAGTAAGGTCTATTTCATAGAGCTTGAATTTGAATTTCTCTTGCATATAGATTTTCACGCGCTCTTTGAAATGATCTAACGTATAGTTTAATTTAGACTTCCAGTGGAGGTCGTCCGCGATATCATAAAGTATAGCTGCTTCTTTGGTCTTTGACTTGCGCAAAGATCGACCAATGGATTGAAGAGTCGAGATTTTCGATTTGCTTGGGGATGCAAACACTAGGTTATGCAAAGATTTAGTATTGCTCCCAGTAGACATTGTTCCTCTCGATCCAAAGATGATTGCATCAGTTTCGATCTCTATAATCTTACGAACAGCTTCACGTTCATCAGCATCCGACGATCCCGCAATGTAGAATACCTTCCGTTTGGAATCGGATCCGAGTTTCTTTTTGGTTTCTTCAAACATGAACTTACCATGCTCAATATGCCTGAACAATACCAGAGTATTACCTTTCAGTGAGATGATAAGATTCCGAATGAATCTGTTACGTTCTGGGCATGTAATCAGGAATTTGACTTCTTCCTGATAGGTTAGCTTCTTATTTGCTGATCTAACATGTTCCGGATACTTGAGCAGAAGTCCCTTGATTTTGAAATCGGCAATATGACCTTGTTCCATGAGCTCAACTGTAGTCGTGACCTGGTGAATCTTTCCGAACAGTCCAATCAGGCAGGTCTCGTGAGTCTTAGATCCTGATAGTGTTCCAGTAAATCCGAATCTGTATTGAGCATTCTTGGACTTGTCCATGATTCCTTTCAAGGAACTCGCTGCGAACAGATGGACTTCGTCGCCGATTATAACATCATACTGGTCGAAATAGTCTGGAGATTCTTTGTAGACGGACTGCCATGTCGAGATGTGAAAATCGCATTTGCTGTTCTTTTTGGATCCAGCCTGAATTGTATGAATCTCACCCTCGTATCCGTACTCTTTGAAATCACCATACATCTGAGATACTAGACCGATTGTCGGCACCAGAATGAGAGTCTTCATTTCATAATAGCGTGCAATCAGATAAATGATAAGCGATTTACCAGATGCAGTCGGAGAAATTTGAATATCTCGCCCCTCGCGAATCGCTGTGACGAACGCTTTGATCTGATAGTCGCGAACTTGATATTGTTCAGGTAAATTCAGTGTCTCAATGAATTCTTTGGCTTCAGCGACGGAAAATTCCGTATATCCGAACTTGCCATCGTCTTCAAACGAATAGTCTCGTTCTTTCGCGAATTTCTTGAGTTCCTGATAGAGTCCTGCGCGGATCAGATGTTTGCTGAGCTGAAACTCGTGAATTTTTCCATCCCAAGCCCCATACTTGTATTTGGGACTCCACTGGTATCCGTCTACGTAATATGTAAAATGTTCGTAGAGTTCGTGAGCAATTCCGGACTCACATTTAATATGCGCCCAAGTCGCATTGATTTTGGAAACGAAAATATCAGGCATATATTATATACCGCTGGTGAATTTCTTCCAGTCAACAGCCGTCTTGATTAGGTTTCCTCGGAACTTGATGTTTTCCAACACCGAATGAAGAAAGCCGACTTTCTCTTTCTGGTATGATAATTTCAACGTCGCTTGAATGATGAGCTTGTCAGAATCGAGATAACGATTCATTTCCGATTTCAGAATCTTCTTGTTGTAAGCTCGGAAATCATCGAGCCATCCCAGCTCTCGAAGTGTATCATCGTCGAGCGTGCCGTCATAGAATTGATACCTATGATTCGCCAGAGTCTTCAATTCGGCTTCTTGAGCTTTCAGAGAAAGATTCTCATTCAGATACAGTTTATACCATTTGGAATGAAGCTGTGGAACTGACAATGCTTCGACGTCTAGTTGTACGTCATCGATGCGAGAATCCTGTTCCCAGAGTTCTTGTAGTGTTTCTAATTTCATGATGCCTTAGAGCTTTGTGAATTCCGCTTTGGTGAAGTCGAACGAGGCTTCCACTGTGACATATTCCAAACCTTCTTCATCGGAATGCATTGTGAAACCTGAAATTTCATTGGGCATTATATCGTGGAAATCCCACTTACCTATTACTTTTCCGAATTTAGCAGAGAGAAAAAGAAGAGTCGCGTCGGTTTTAATATTGCCGTATTCTGCGACCCAAGTTTGGTACGTCTCATGAGAAGTCCCGGGAGCTTTGGCTTTCAGCCACTTGACGACTTCATAATAATTAGTAAGGTCTTCATCGAGCTTGAATGTGATTTTCAGATCACTGTAGTTCAGATAATCACCACCAACGTTGATAAACGAAAATGGAGTTGGCTCTTTCGTAGTTCCAACAGCCAAAGAAGGGATATCGACGCGTTGCACCCAGTCCGAGATGTTCGGGAGGAATTCGCAGGTGAACCGGAACCCTCTTGGGGAAAACATTTGAAGCGTCGCCATCAGAATCCTAAAATATAATGCAGCTACACAATATTTAGACTTTACATTCAGATAGAATGAGCGCATAATCAAATCTGAATTTCATTCACGGAGTAACGAACATTATTTTACTTGATCTTAGTCGAGTCTTTCATGCAACAGTCGCAGTTTCATTGCGCGGAGAAAAAGACGTCGAAGAGAATATGCTTCGGCATCTGATTCTGAATTCTATTCGCGCATCAAAGATGAAGTTCGCCGACAAATATGGTGAACTCGTCATTGCGATGGATTCTCAGAGTGGATATTGGCGACGTGAACAATTCCCCTACTACAAGAAGAAGCGTTCAGAAGCTCGTGCAGAGTCTTCTATTGACTGGACGACAATTTTCAAATACTGGGATGTCATTCGTGATGAGATCAAAGAGTTTCTACCATACAAAGTCATTCAGGTTCCTGGAGCAGAGGCGGATGATATCATCGCCGTGCTTACGAAGAAGCATCATTCCGGAGGTGTATTGATTCTGGCGAATGATAAAGATTTCGTTCAGCTTCAGAAATGGCCGAACGTTGAACAGTGGAACCCAGTGAAAAAGGTTCCGATCCGCGAACGTGATCCTGCGAAATATCTACAAGAGCATATCATTCGAGGTGACGCTGGTGATGGTGTCCCATCTATTCTAGAAAAAGATGATGCTCTAATTATCAAGACTGGTCGAAGACCGTCTATTACTCAGAAGAGGCTTGATAACTGGCTGTCTGGTCCTCCAGAACTGACTATGAGTCAAGAAGAATATCGCAATTGGAAGCGGAACAATCTTCTAATCAACTTCGAAGAGATTCCTAAGTCTATTGTAGATTCCATAAATAATACTTACGACGACCATCCACCTGTGAATAACTCTAAATTATTCAAATACTTTACGACTCGAAGACTACGCAACCTAATGGAAAGGATTCATGATTTCTGATGCGCCCTAGTATCGCCGCCATTATATCAATGGCAAATAATATGAAGAAGGTCGAAGAGCGAGTAGCTGTTCTTCAACAGAATGAAACATTTGCTCTGAAACATATTCTGCGAGGAATGTTCGATCCGGGTATCGTGTGGGACGTCGATAGCGAAAATGTCGAATACAATTCGTTGCCTAAGCATAACGCTGATCCGGCTATGCTGTATGGTGAAGCAAAGCGTCTTTATATTTTCACCAAAGATGGAAACCAGGGTCTAAGACCCGAGCGTAAGAAGATGCTATTCATTCAGCTTCTTGAATCGCTTTCGGAAGATGACGCCAAACTGGTTCTTTCGATGGTTCAAAAGAAATCACCCTTCAAAAACATTACTGCCGATTTAGTGCAGAAAGCATTTCCTGGACTTTTCTAGAGATGGGCAAAAGCTTCCGTCGCGACGATAGTCGCAAATACAACGATGATTATAATGCGTATTCGCGAGCTGAAATAGATTATAGGAATCACAAAAAAGAGAAAAAAATCAAAGCCGCTCTTCATACCAGACGTCTCGACGTTCTCGACGAAGAGAATTCAGATGAAGAGGATTACGACTTTCGATGACTGCAGAAACTAAAGAGCCTTGGGGATGGCATCTCCTCGTTGACTGTGCCGGTATGGACGACGTCGCTATTAACGACGAAGACACCATCCGAGCGTTCGTGAAAGAGTTGATCGTCAAGATCGATATGGTTCCGATTGGTGGAACTCAGACGTTCTGGTGCGAAACCAACGATCCGAACAAAATCGGATGGAGTTGGTATCAACTCATCGAAACGAGTAACATCTCTGGACACTTCTGTAGTGTAGATCAGACGGGATTCATCGACATCTTTTCGTGTAAACCATATGATCAGCATCACGCTTTAGAATTGATCTACAAATACTTCTCTCCGACCGGAGTTCGAAATACATTCATTGAGAGGATCGCGCCGCAATGACGAATATCAAAGAGCCTATGCAACAATGTCTATTAGAAAATAGAGGGTCTTTACAGGTGGCGTGGATCTCGACGCGCGGAGCCAAACTCGGCGTTCAAGTGGAGTTGAAAGGCGACCCTGATCTATGGAAAGTTGTAGAAGTATATCCTGGACAGCTCTCTGCAGATTATGTGACTGGTAACGAAAGAAATTTCAAAACTCATAGGATAGCTACGGATATCTAAATGACTAATCCTACCGTGATCGGTGTGACTTTTGGAACATGGGATTTGCTCCATGTCGGACATGTTCGCTTTCTGAAAGAATGTTTGAAGAAATGTTCGGCTCTATATGTGTATGTTCAGAAAGATCCGTCACTCGATAGACCAACGAAAAATAGACCTGTTCAATCGTTAGAAGAGCGCAAAGAACAAGTTCTGGCTCTAAGCGACAAGATCTTTGTCTACGACTACGATGACGAAGAAGATGTTAAACGAATCCTACAATCGTATTCTATTCCCGATCTCAAATGTGTATACATCAGATTCCTAGGTTCTGAATACAAAGATTTGCCGATCACCGCGCTCATGCATCTTCCTATAGTATTCATTCCTCGTGATCATTCTTATTCCTCTTCCGAACTCCGTCGGAGGGTGTATCAAGCAGAAGCAGCTAAATATGTTGCTCAAGATACTCCAGTAGAAGAGAATAATTATGTCAGAATCACCACAGAATTTAGTAAACGTAGTCCCCGATACGTTATCGACGCCATTCAAGACATCTGCGACCGCCACGAATGAATTAATCACTAAGGCACAGTTCAAAGCTGCCGTTCCTGGGATTGCTGGTTCTCAATTCGACAAAATTTTCGATCCACTCAACAAGACTCTAGCTGGGTATTCTATCAATACTCCGTTAGACATCGCCGCGTTCATCGCGACATGCGGACACGAGTCTGGAAACTTCACAGTCTTTTCAGAGAATCTGAACTATTCGGCTGATGCTCTTCAGAAGGTATTCAAGAAATACTTTCCTAACGCTGCAGTAGCAGCATCATACGCTCGCAAACCAGTCGCAATTGCGAATAGAGTTTACGCGAATCGTATGGGTAATGGTCCGGAATCTTCTGGCGACGGATGGAAACATCGCGGTGGTGGCGCTATCCAGCTCACTGGTCGAAAGAACATCGGCGCATTCGCGTTTGCGAAAAACATCACAATCGAACAAGCGACCGATTACATCAGAACTCCTGCCGGAGCATTAGACTCTGCAGGATGGTTCTGGAAAGTCAACAATCTTTCCAAATACGGCGATCAAGGATTATTCCAGGCTGTTCAAGGTCTTGTGAATGTTGGCAGAGCCAATGCAACTATTGCTCAGATCAATCATTGGAACGATCGTCTACAAAGATACAACAGAGCTAAGAAAGCTCTAGGAGTCTAAATAAATTGAATACTTTAGAAATGATCCAGAGGAACATTAATGGCAGATAAATTCCAAAAATTTTACGCAGCTCTAGAATCCCCTGCGGATCACGCTTTCAACATTACGCCAGTCAACGGCGCTAATCTAGCATTCTTTACTAGAGGCATTTATGTCGGAAATACCGGAAACGTAAACTGTGTATTCGTTGGGGATACGGCGAATACAGTTCTACCATTTGTTCCTGCAGGAACACTGTTACCATTCAGAATTAGTCAAATTCATTCTACAGGTACGACTGCTTCAAATATCGTAGGTCTCTGGTAGAATATAAATGAGGTTCGGCCTAAACTTTAGTATTAAGTGGAACGGTATACCACTGTCGACACCACCTACAATTCTGTCATTGAACAGTTTTTCGGTGGCTGAGAATTCGACTTTCGATTTACCGCTTCTGGCTGACATAGAAGGTGGAGTTTGGTCTATTCAATCCGGATTGGACGCGGCCGAATTTTCATTGGTAGATGAACTCTTAACTTTTTCAGCTCAAGATTTTGATACAGATATTAGTGTTGGAACCAACAATATCTATCAGTGTGTAGTTCGTTACACATTAGGTGGCCAATACGCTGAAACGACTATTAGCGCGACAGTACTAAATGAGCAGGTTGAAATTCTTCTTAGTCCTGCGACTAGTTCAAATACACAGAGCACTTACCCCACCAGCAACAGCACATCTCCGGAGGTAACTGTAAGCGTTCCGCTTGGCGTCAATGGTGTATTGCTAGCATTCGTTCACAAATCAACGAACTGTACCTGGACTGCCACGGCAGGTGGTGACAACATGACTCTCCTTACGTCAGCAGTACAGGATGAAGGCGGCGCTAACTTCAATTCTATGGCAATCTTCGGCATGGAGAACCCACCTGCTGGTTCCATGACCGTCATCGGAACACCGAGCGATCTGGGTGGGGTGACAGGTCGCCGTGGTATCACTGTACTCTTCATGGAAAGTGCTCGCTGGAGTGATATTGTTGTTGGTACACCGTACGAGAATGAAGCTGGCCTAACCCAATACTCTGCTGCGAATCAGATCACGACCGATGAACCCGACATGACCGTATTTGGTTTGATTTGCGGTGGTACGACAATATCAGCCTTCACTTGGATCGATTATCCAGATAATACTACAGGGTTCGATCCAGTCGCTACCTCTGGTTCTACATCCTGTTACGGTGTCTTCTATCGAGAGGTGAATACACCTGGCGCACAATCGTTTAACAACTTCGGGTTCCTAACTTCAGCTACTTCTGGAGGAACCCGGGTGGCCGATCCTGGCCGCCGAATTAACATGGTGTCAGTCGCAATCAAAGGATTAGTTCACCAGGAACAGCTGCCAATCTATTACTTTAGCTCGGCCGGCAACGACAGTAATGATGGCTTCTCTGAAGGCGCGCCCAAGAAGAGCATCGAGGCTCTAGAAGCACTCATGCCGCTAGGATCGGGTGCACGCATTAAGCTCAAGAGTGGTGAGTATATTCGCCGTACCACCCCTATTTCTGGCACTACTACTCCTCTGTTGAATCTCACTCATGAGGGTACTGCTCTCGCACCAGTAGTATTTGAAACTTATGGCGGTAGTGAGCCAGGATGGCTTAGTGGCGATATATTATATCCAACTGGATGGGTAGCGACCACATCAGCAGAAACTAATCCTACAGCCAACTCTCTGGGTGCTGAAACTCGGAGTATGGGAACGACTGCTGCGGACAAACCAAAAGCATGGTTTCCTTGTATAGATGGCGAAATGCTAGAACCTTGCCAATGGTCCGCTTCTCCTCTTGCAGATGTGAACGGATACGCCTCTGCTATTGATGCATGGGACGACAGCTACGATGGTACCGACAGCTTCCATTTTCCGGCTGCCGGAGATATTCAGTCGGGTAACACTTACAACGCTGCGAAGAAAGTTCGGTGGTCTGTTGGCGGTATTGGTTACATAATCGAGATTGAGCATCCCGATATAGCTACTCATTATGGCGCTGATCCAATGGTAGGAGCTCTGTGTGCCTGGAGACATGCCGGAAACCAAACAGTATGGTCCCGCATCACAGATTATAATCAAGGTACGTCTACTATCACATTTGAGGGAACTTATGCTCCTCATTCGTCATTTTTCTGGGCTATTATTCAGCATCCGAAAGATCTCGTCAAAGTCGGACAATATTGTTGGTCTCTGGATGATACCAAAGTTCACGCTCTCTGGCCAGCCGGATCGGTTAAATCTATCGCCCAAGGTGCTATCGGTATCCAGGTTTCGTCGGCGCATTCTACCTTCAATAACATAGGAATTTGTAGAACCGCCTCCGAAACAGGAAATACAACAGACGGCATGTTCGAAGTTAACGCAGGTGTGAGTTACGGAACTACCACAGATCTTCACTTCAAGCAAGCTCTAAACCCCGAACGAACTTCTTGTATTGCTTCTCCATCATCCGGCGCGGAAACGACGAACTGGACATTCACCGACACAAAATTCGAACATTGCCGACATCACAGTGGTTTCCGTCTAGGAAAGGTGAGCGGATGGTTGATCGATGGTGTTTATGCTAGACGCTTGGGCCGAACCATTATTGCGATGAACGGCTCCACTAATGCCACAATTGCCAGAAATATAGATTGCTGTGATCATTATGCAATTCACGGCAATGTTGTGTCCGAGTATCAAGGTAGTTATAATAACACCACCGACAAGGTTGGAGCCTTGAATATCGCCAGCGGTATTACGGCTCAAATGAAGGGGGCGGACGACGTCCCAGCATCTAAAGGCAGCACACGCCAAAACATCATTATTTCTATGGACCGCCCCGTGAGCACGAGTATAGGCGTTGCCTATGACAATCAGACTTCCGCCGTTAGAATTGATGGAAGTGACACTAATGTTACTTGGAATAGAATTCTAATACCACTGTATGGCACTATTGGGATGAGCATGAATACCGAGGCTGATAGTCCTGGTTCAGTCAAGGATAATGCTGGCTCTACAATTCAACGTAGTTTCCTCGGGGCCATGTCATCTTCTGACGACAATCCGTGGTATGGTTTGAGGGATTGTGATATCGACGCTGTGTTGGTGAACAGTACACCCTTTCAGAGTTCACTCGCAGTTTGGACTGACCATGTGACGCGCGGAGGCGCGTC